TAAACAAATAGCTTCTGATGTTACAGGTTTATTAACTAGCGGTTATGGTCAAGGAGGAATTGGTAGTCAATATTTTGGACCTGTTAATAATCCAATGAGAGATTCTTATGCTAAAGCTACAGGGTTAGAAGGACCTAAAGGACCACCACGAGATGGAGGTGGCGACAATAATATTCCAGTTCTTCCAATTTTAAAAAAACCTATAAATGTACCCTCTGATATTGAAGGTACAAAAAGTGATTTTGATTTATATGCAGCACTAGAAGGAAGAGAAGCTATGAAATTTGGAGCGAACCCTTTTAATATGACAGGAGCTATGCAAAGATTTTCTGAAGGTGGAGAAGTAACAGTAGATGATGCTGAAAAGATGGCGCTTCCAGGAGAGTCACTAGCCTACATTAATGAAGATGAAGCAGCATTATTAAAAGCATTTGGAGGTGCTGGAGAACCTATTAATCAAACAGGGATCCCATCATACTTTTTTAAAAAAGTTTTTAGAAAAGCTAAAAAAGCTGTTAAAAAAGTTACTAAAAGTAAATTAGGTAAAGCGGCATTATTAGCGGCAGGTGCTTATTTTGCTCCAGCTGCTTTTGGTGGAACAACAGGTTTTGGAGCTGGTAGCACATATGGTAAATTTTTTAGTGGTCTTGGTGGTGCTGGTAAAGCAAAAGGTTTAAATTTTTTTAATAAAATAAAAAGTGGTGATGGTTTTCTAGGTGGCATAGGCAACATGTTTAGAAAAGGCGGTGTAAAAGATGGAGCTTTAAGTTACGGTAGACTTGGTCTTGGTGCTTTAGGTTTAAGCGGACTTGCAGCACTTGGCATGGGAGGTGACGAAGAAGAGGAAGAAACATTAGATGATGTAATTGCAAAACGTTATAAAAGCGATTTAGATATTCCTGGAATTAGAAAAGCTGCTTTAGGTTATAGTAAGCCTAATGAATTATATTTTACATTACCTCAAGCTTATAGATTAGGTGCAGCTGATGGTGGTTTAACAACAATTGAAAGAGCCAAAAAACTTTTTGAAGAAAGACAACGAGATCTTCCTGAACCAGAAGCTCCGACAATTAAACTTCCATCTAAAGAAGAAAAAGCTATGCAGAAACAAGCCAACGAAGCTCTAATGGAAGGAGTTGAATATTTTGACCCTGAAGGTAACCAAATGACATCAGCAGAATTTCAAGAAGCTATGCGTAAAATAACAGAAGCAGAAGAAGCTAGAGATAAAAAAGCTGAAGGTGGTACAGTAGCCGAAGCTAAAGTAAAAATGTTAATTAAAAAAGGTGCTGATAATGATCTTATTAAAACGTATGTAGAGGGTGTATCAGACAGTGAAATAGATCAAATAAGACAACAAGTACAAGAGATAATGAGAGATAAAAAAGCTGAAGGAGGTGTTATGGATCCAGAAGAATATTTTTCAGGTAAAGAAAAATACATGAAACAAAAACAAATGGAAGACATGATTAAAGAATATGAAAGATATATAAGAGATCAAAACATGAAAAGAGACGAAGCAGCTGAAGGAGGTCTAATGGACCTTGGTGGTAAAGAAATGGATTTAAGAGGTGGAGGTTTTGTACCTCTTGGAGCTAAAGAAAAAGCTGATGATGTACCTGCTAGACTATCTAAAAATGAGTTCGTTTTCACCGCTGATGCTGTTAGAGCAGCAGGTGGAGGAAGTGTTGATAAAGGTGCTCAAAAAATGTATAACACTATGAAACAATTGGAGAATAAAATATAATGGCTGTTACAGAAACAAGATCCTTACCCGCACCGTTTGTAGAAGAACTAGGCAAAGATTATGCTAAACAGATTACAGCATTAACTGCTACACCTATTGATACATCTAAATTTGCACCGAAAGTTGCAGCACAAGATACATTACAAACACAGGCTGCACAATTAGCTCAAGCTGGTATTGGTTCATTTCAACCTTTTATAACTGAAGCACAAAGATTAGGTGGAGTAGATCCATCAACAGGACAAGTTACAGCTGCAGGTGTTACAGCAGCACAACAACCTTTCATGTCTCCTTACCAACAAGATGTTATTGATGTAACATTATCAGAGTTTGATAGACAAAAACAAATACAAGAACAAGCAATCAAAGACCAAGCTGTTGCAGCTGGTGCATTTGGTGGTGGTAGAGAAGGTGTTCAACTAGCAGAGTTTGGTGTAGGTTCAGCAAGAGAAAGAGCTGCATTACAAGCTGGTTTACAACAACAAGGTTTTCAACAAGCACAACAAGCTGCAGCTAGAGCACAACAGCAACAATTAGGTTTATCTTCTTTACTTCCTCAGTTGCAACAACAACAGATTAGTTCAATTGGTCAAGTAGGTTCAATTCAACAAGCACAACAACAAGCACAGCTACAAGCTCAACAAGAAACTGCTAGAGCAGAAGCTATGGAACCATATGAAAGATTAGGTTTTTATGGATCTGGAGTAACAGGAATCATGGGTGGTTATCCTGGACAATATAATTTTTCAGCTACACCTAAAGCAGATCCACTACAAACAGCATTAGGATTAGGTACAACGTTTGCTGGAATATATGGTGGTTTAAGAAGATAATGAATAGAACTTTAAAAAGACCAATGTTTAGAAAAGGTGGAACACCTAACGAAGGTATTATGTCTGGTTTAACAGAACCAAGACAGGGCTATAACATGGGAGGTGGAATTGGAAGTATGGTTAGACAAAATTACGCCGAAGGAGATTCTGTAATTCCCGCTAATACTCAAGAATATAGAGATTATTTAAAACAAGAATTATATCCAAAAAATACTTTAATAGGGGACACAAATAGACTTTTAGGAAATGTAAATGATTTTCTTTTTAACACTACAGTAAGACCTATTGGTAATTTAGGAAATTATATTGTTGGAAGAAAAGAAGGTTTGAATACTATAAAAAAGAGAGACTATGAAGATGTTATGATTAATAGAATTTTAAGAGCAAAAGGAATAGATCCTGATGCTGAAATAGAAGAAACACCACCAAACGAGCCAGAATTAGAAGGTGCATCAAAAGGTGGAACTGGAGCTGCTAAAGGATCGTTTAGAGCTGCACAAGAAGGTGGAGCAGAGTTAGAACCAGAATTACAAGAATCAGATTTAAAAACAGTGTATGCTGAGTTATTACCTATGTTTAAAGAAGCACTTGGAACAGATGATGATGAACTTAACAGACAAAAATATTTAGAACTTGCTAGATTTGGAACAAATTTATTAGCTCAACCTGGTGGAGATTTAACTGGTGCTGTTGGAAAAGCTGCAGCTCCTTCTATAGAAGGTCTAGCTAGAATAGCAGATGCACAAAGACAAGCAGATAAACTTCCAGCTAAATATGCCTTAGAAGCAGCATTAAAAGAAATCGAACCAGGACAAATTGGAAAAAGTGTTAGAGATTTAATGAAGTTAGGTTATACAAAAAAACAAGCTTTAAGAAAAATTGTCGATGAAGGTACAGGATCAGCAACGAGAGAACAAACTTTATCAAGAGAAATTGATGCTGACGCATCTTCTCTTTTAAGCGGAGACATTGTTAAAAATGAATTTGAAGGTAGAAAATTAGCAAAACAATTATTTAAAGAGGGAATAGGTATAGAGGAAATTAGTAAACTTCCAGAGGACAAAGATGACCTTATTGAAGGTGGAATTTATATTGATAAAGGAATAATCAAAAAATATAAAAAAGGGAAATTATATAAACGTGGTGAAAAAGGTTTTAAATAGTAGGGAGGTAAAATGCCTGAAAGCATTGATTCATTATATGGAGAAAGCGGAAAACAAAGAACAGCAGCAGATGATGTTGGGTTCTTCGAATCTGCATTAGCCGGTGTTGCAACAGGTCTTTGGAATATTCCAAAAGAAGTTTTTTCATTTGGTGCAGAGATATATGATTTAGTTGGTGATACCAATACAGCGAAAGAAATAGAAGATTGGTTTGACGAAGTTAACCCTTTTGATGATGAAGCTGAAGCAAGAACAGTTGGTCGAGTAACTCAAGCCATAGCACAGATTGGATTTCCAGTAGTTGGTGGAGCTATTAAAGGTGTGCAAGTTGCAAATAGAATTAGAGAAATGTCTCAAAGAGCTATTCAAGCTAAACGAGCAGGAAAGGTTATGAACCTTGCTCGTATTGGTGAAAAGATAATGGGCGTAGATAAGTTAAGTAAAAGGGGTAAATTAGTTGGAGGTATTGTAGGTGGAGGAGTTGGTGAAGCACTTGTAGCTGATGAAGATATTGGAACTTTTGCTGATATAGCTAGAGGTACATCATTAGAACCTTTTGCACTTACAATGATGGACAGAGACACTTCCTTAGAAGGAAGAGCGGATGCATATAGAAGATTAAAAAATAGATTAAAGTTTGGAACTGAAGGAGCTTTATTTAGTCTTGCATTAGTAGGGGCTGGATCAGGAATTAAAAAATTAAGAACACCCTCAGGATTTGGTGTTCAAGAATATGCCGAAACCGCATTAGGTAGAGCACTTCAAAAATTTGGTATTACAGGATTAAAACCTGAAGGAACTGGAACTAAACAACTTTTAGAATCAAGACAATTTTCAACTGGAAATATTAGATCTGTAGAATTTGAAGCTGGAAGAGCTGTTCAGGAATTTGACGAAGCTAAAAAAGGTTTAGGAGATGCTGTTCAAAAATTATATCGTCTTGATTCAGATCAAGCCATGAAAGCATTAAATAAAGATTTAATGGATATTATAAGTCCTGCTGTTGAAACAACTAAACAAGGAGGTAAAGAAGTTTCTTTTACTCCTTCATTATTAAAATCTCAATCTAAGAAAAAAGCAATAACTGAAATAGATCAGGTTGTTAAATATAGACAAATTAAAGATGAAGTTATTGATTTAAGTCAACAACAAGCTAAACTTCTTGAAGCAAATAGTGCTAATAAAATTACACCTAAAGAATTTTTAGACCAATCATCTGCAATTAGAAAAAGACTCTACAGTCTTAATAAAGACTTAAATAACATAACTAGTAATATCCCTGATATTGAAAAACTTTCAAGAACAATTGAAAGAAAAGGTATTTTTAAAATAGAAGATTATAGAACATCTCCTAAATTTAAAGCATTACTACAAAAAATAAAACAAAACGGTGGTAACACAAAAGATTTAGAAGTCGCAGTATTAAACATGAGAAGATCGATAGACAATATGTCTGGTCGATTACTTCAACAAACAATGCCTTTAGATGTGGCTAGCAAAATAAAAAATGAATTAGGAGGTTACACAACTACTTTATATGAACAGTTTGAAAAAACAGGTCCGTTAATGAAATACGAACCTATAGCTGCACAAATAGAAAGAGGAACAGCAATGTTAAGAGCTGATAAATTAAAGTCATTGGGTCCAAATCCAACTAAAACACAGTTGGATGAAATGAATGAACAAGTAAATAAAGAAGTTGAATATTTCTTAAAGAAAAAAAGTGTAGATGAGATTGATGTTCAGAATTTAAAAAACCAAGCAGGTGATGTTATTAATAACCCTACAAAAGCACAAATTGATAATGTTGTTATAAGAGATTCTGTTTTACAAAATAGAGTTTTAAAACCTTGGCAAAGAGAATTAGCTGGAGTTATTAAAGATCCATCGTACACATTTTTAAATACAGTAAGTAAACAAGCCCATTTAAATTACACATTAAACTATATGGATGATGTATTTAAATTTGGATCTCAAGAAGGACCTGGAAAATTTATTTTTAAAGCGGATGAACTTAATCCTTTAGATGCTGCTAATCCTTTAAAATTTAAAAAAGTAGAAGCAACAGGTCAAATAAATGGGTTATCAAAATTAGAAGGTATGTATGTAAGAGCACCTATTTATGATGCTGTTTTTGATACAACAAGCAACTGGTTAAATAGAGGAGGCGTTGGAACTTTTTATAAATACGGAGTGTTAGCACCAAAAGCAATTTCTCAAATTGCAAAAACAATTTTATCTCCAATAACACATGCTCGTAACTTTATTAGTGCAAGTGCTTTTGTAGCAGCTAACGGAGCTTTATATCCAAACTACGGTGACATATCTATGTTGTTGCCTAAGTCTATGGGAGGTGAAGGAACTTTAGCAAAAGCTTATGGAATAACAGGAAGAAGAGTAATGGGAACTATGACAAAAGCAGATGATATTTTATATGATAAACTGCTAAAAGTAGGTGTTGTAGATTCTTCTGTTCAAGTAGGTGAATCTAAAAGACTTTTAAAAGATTTAATAAATAATCCTGGTGGAGCAGAAGTTAAAGCTTACACAGATATATTAAATAAAGAAAAAAGTGTAAAAACATTTAATAATTTAGCACAAGACATTAAACAAAAAGCTGCAAAGCTTTATGGAAAAGCTCAAGACGCATATGTTGCTGAAGATGATTTCTTTAAATATGTAAACTGGAGTTTAGAACGAAATAGATTTTCTCAAGTGTTAAAAGAAATGAATGTTAATCAAGATAATTTTAAACAAGTATTAGCTGGAAATTCTACAGCGTCTAATTTTTTAAATAAAATTGTTCAAAGAAGACAATATGTTTTTGGAGCTCCAAATAATCAAGAGGGCTTTTCAAATTTACTTGATGAAATCGCAGGTAGTTTAACAAGAAATAACGTTCCAAATTATGGTTATGTAGGTAGAACTGCAAGAGCATTAAGACAATCTCCTTTTGGAAATTTTATTGCCTTTCCTTTAGAAATTATGAGAACAGGAAATAATGTTTATACTACAGCTATAGATGAAATAACTTCAGGTATTGGTAAAGGAACACTTGATAATCCTGAGATACCAGGTCTCATGAAGTTAGGTTTAAAAAGATTATTTAGTTTTGGTATGACTGTAGGCGGCGTTCCTTACACATTAGCTCAAACTTATAAAGCTAAAAACAATGTTTCGGATGAAGAGATGAATGCTTTACGAAGAATAGTTCCTGAATGGTCTAAAAATTCTACATTGCTTCCTGTAGGTAGAGATGAAAACGGTTATTTAAAATACATAGATTTTAGTTATTCAAATGCTTATGACACTTTAACAAGACCTTTTAGAGCTGTTGTAAATTCTTTATCTGCAGATGGAGCTAATAAAGAATCTTTAATGAAAGCTCTTGGAACAGGGATGACAGATGCTTTATCAGAAGTTTTAAAACCTTATGCAACTGAATCTATATACACAGAAGCCTTAATTGATTCAACAATTAGAAAAGGGATTGGAAGAAACGGTAGAAAAGTTTGGGATGATGCTGATGACACTGGAATTAAAATGTTAAAAGGAACTGTACACGTAGCAAAATCATTAGCACCAGGATCTATATCTCAATTTAAAAGAATTGAAAGAGCAGTTAGAGGTAAAGCTGATAAAAAATATGGAGAAACATTTGAGTTAAAAGATGAGCTACCTGGTTTAGCAGGGTTTAGAACTATTAATTCTAATCCAGAAAAAGCAATGACTTATATGATTACAAGTTTTGGTTCTAATTTAAAAAAAGCGGATAATTTATTTACATCAGCTTTATTAAAAGGAGGGAGAGTAGACCCTAAATCAATTGTAGATAGATATAAATATTCTGAACAAAGAAGATTTGCTTTTATGAGAGATATGTACAAAGATATTGAAGCTGCAAGAACGTTAGGAGTTCCTGAAAGTGTAATCAGAAGAAAATTATCTGAAAGAAAAGGATTATCTAAAAATATTATAAGAGAAATTATGGGAGGTGTTTATACTCCGAAACAACCTAGTGAATTTTTTGTTACTAGAATGAGAAAAATAAATAATGACCTTAATGAAAAAGAAGGAGTTGAAATTGAAAATCCTTTTTCTGTAGCTCGTCCTTTTATAAATAATGTTATTTCATCTAATAGAAATATTAGCTTACTTGGAGATGAATTTACAGTTCCGGAGTTTGAGTTACCAGAAACATCAGCTACAACAAGTCCTTTAGGAGCTCAAGTTCAAGCTACACCATTGAACACTCCAATGCCCGCGCCTATTAGTCCTGTGTCTCAACAAACACAGTCGACACAAGGTAGTACTTATGCTAGTTTATTTCCAAGAGATGAACTAGGTAATCTAATCGCTCAAAAGAAAAATATATAACATGGCTATACAACCTAAAAATACCAGAGAACACATCATATCATTATACGGACACGTTTCTGGTGTTAAAAAAAATTTAAAACATGTACACGAAGATGTAGAAAAATTGGGTGGTAAGGTAGATAAAATCTACTGGGTATTATTAGCTGCGGTGGGGACTGTGGCCTTATTCTTTTTTGATAAGTTACTAACTTAGATCCAATCTTTTAATTCTTCACCCATAACTTCAGACGCAATATTAATTTTCTTACGTAAAGCTTTTACAATCTTCTCATCAACAGTATCTTCTGCCATAATATCAACATACGTTACTGATTTCTTTTGTCCTATTCTGTGTGCTCTATCTTCTGATTGTAATCTTTTCTCTAAATCATAACCATTTGAATAATAGATTACGGTGTTGGCTTGAGTAAGTGTAATACCATAACCACCTGTTGCTGGTGTACCGATTAAGAATCGTACTTCATCATTCGATTGAAACTGTTTAATATTATCTTGTCTTTCATCTTGAGGCGTGAGCCCATAATAAGTGACCACGGAACCCGGACCATGAACCTTCTCTATTTCTTTTACAATGTTTTTAATATCATGTTGATAGTGAGCCCATATAATAGCTTTACCTTCTGTCTCTTCTAATACATCCATAAGTTCAGATAGTCTGTTGTTTTTAATTTGTTGAACAGAACCATCATCAGCAGCAAAGTGACCGCAAGTAATCTGATGTAATCTCATTAACTGAGTAAGTGCAGATACAGATGTAACTTGTTTACCTTTTAAAACAGCCAAGGCTTGCTCTTTCATTTGTTTATAAACTTTGGCTTGTTCAGCTGTTAAAGTTATATGTCGTTTAGTCCATATCTTAGGAGGTAAATCCAAACAATCTTCTTTTAATACACGGTAAGAAAAACCTTTTAGTTTATCAGATAGTTCAGATAAATTCTTAAAACCATTAACGATTTGTATTTGTCTACCGTGCATATGTAATGTTTTCATTTCTGCATATCTATTTCTAAAAGCAAAATAAGAATGAAAGTTTAATAGGAAAGGATCTAAGAAATTACACTGTGAATATAAATCTAGTGGATTCTTTGTTACCGGTGAACCGGTCATAATTCTTCTGTACTTACAAAGATCAGCTAGGGCTAATATATTTTTAGTTCTTTTAGCTTTAGGATTTTTAATAACTGTACTTTCATCAATGGCTGTTAAAGTTTTATGTGTTCTTAAAAATTTAGCTGCAAATGTTTTACCTTTATCTGTACTGAAAGCTTCCACATTCATAATTAAAATATGAAGATCTTCTCCTGTTTCAAATAAAGTATTAAGTTTTTCTTGTTGAGTTTTATTTATATTAGATTGCCACAATACTGACACATTCTTTATATGATCAGGTAAGTGAGTAGGTATTTCTTGGTTGTACCAAGTACCAATAACTCCTTTAGGTGCAACAATTAAAGCACCATTTATAGCGCCTTTATCATATAACATAGCCATGTTATCAATAAGCACTTTAGTTTTACCTGTACCCATTTCCATAAAGTAAGCATAGCTTTCTTTATTCCACGATTTTTCTAACGCAGTTAACTGATGCGCATACGGTTTAGTTTTAAACTTGTAGTTCATAATTATTATATCTTCTTTCTATTGACATACTATATAATAAAGCTTATATGTTTGTCAATGCCAGAAAGTATAAATTACTCAGAAATAAAAAAAGATAGGGAGCCTATCGTACATGTGTTGCAAGAGATTGCAGGCACTAGAGATGGTCGTCCAAAAATAAATATTATGGGTGCAACGGGTTATGGTAGAATAAAATTTCTACTAGACGAAAGAGCACAAATGATTTTTTCACCTGGACCATTAATCTTAAAGTTAAAAAGATTATTGAAAGACTTCCGACAAGATGATTATTTATTACTAACTGGCGATCCTGCTTTAATAGGTGTTGCCTGCTGTATAGTTTCAGACTTGACAAATGGTAAATTTAATTTATTAAAATGGGACAAACAAGAAAGAAGATACTATCCAATTGAGATAGACATTTATAATAAAGGAGAAATACATGAGTCAAATCAACTTTGAAAAAGATAAAGAAGATCTGTTAGATAAAACAGATAACATTCAGTCTTTAGCAGATCAGGTTCAAACACTAGAATCTTTAGATGCTGATATAAAAGAAACTGAAAATAAACTAAAAGAAAAGAAAAAAGAATTAGAAAGATTGTCAGGTGAAGTTATTCCTACAATGCTTTCTGAAATGGGTTTATCAGAATTAAGACTTCAAGATGGGTCATCCATCAAAGTCTCAACGTCGTATAGAGCACACATCAGTGTGGCTAATAAGGAAGCGGCGTTTAACTGGCTTCGTAAAAATGGACTAGGGGATATAATCAAAAACGAGATATCCGTATCCTTTGGTCGCAACGAAGATAACAAGGCGGCTGATTATGCCGAACTTGCAAAAGGTCAAGGGTTCCAACCGACACAAAAGTTGAAGGTTGAACCCATGACTTTGAAAGCGTTAGTCCGTGAACGTATCGAGGCAGGTAAAGAAATGCCAACGGAAATTTTCGGTGTATTCACTGAGAATAAGACAACAATAAAAAGGAAACAATAACCATGAGTCAAGTACAAAAAAAAGAAAATGCAGGTGCATTAGCTACAAACTTATTTGAAGCAGATGCAAATGCTGGCTCTCAAAATATGGCGCAAGAAGATCTTGCATTACCATTTTTGAAAGTCTTAGGACAACTATCTCCTGAAGTAAATAAAAGGGATGGGAAGCATGTCGAAGGTGCAGAACCAGGCATGATTCTCAACACTGTCACAAATGAAATTTTTGATGGTGATAAGGGGATAGATGTTTTGCCAGTATACTACAAAAGACAACTTGTAGAATGGCAAGACAGAGGTGAGAGCAAAGGAGCTCCTGTAGCAATACATGAAGCTAGTAGTGATATTATGAGTAAGACTACAAGAGATAAGTCTTACAAAGATAGATTATCGAATGGTAATTATATCGAGAACACTGCGAATCACTTTGTTATTTTGCTAAGTAAAAGCCCAACAACAGCTTTGATTTCTATGAAAGCTACTCAGTTAAAAGTGAGTAGAAAATGGAACTCAATGATGATGGGTTTGAAAATGCAAGGTAAGAACGGTTTATTCACACCGCCAACATATAGCCACATTTATAAACTAAAAACAGTTCAGATGTCTAACGACAAAGGAACTTGGTTTGGTTGGGATGTGTCCACAGTTGGACCAGTTCAAGATAAAGGAGTTTATGAGATAGCGAAAAATTTTGCAGCTAGCGTAAGCAAAGGCGAAGTTCAAGCTAAACCAGAAACTGAAGAATCACCTAAAGCTAGGAAAATAAATTTATAGTTTCCTGCGGGAATAACTGAGGCGGTGATGGGAGACTGGATCCGCCTCGCTTTATTTATATGAACAAAGTGAATGATAACGCTCCAAAGACGTATGAAGATTGGTTAGATACTAATCATATTATTATACCCTGTGAAAAGAAAAAGTCTGTCGTTAAGAAATGGTCAGACATTAATTTTAATATTACGAAAGAAGAATGGGCATCAGAACACGTAAACAAACAGATGGGTTTACGTTTAGACAAATATATTGATTTAGATATTGATAATGACTTTGTAAAATATTTTACAAGGGATTATATTAAAAAATGTGGTGCAATATTTGGAAGAAAGAATAGTCCAACAAATCATTATTTGTGGGCAGGAACAGTTGAAGCTAAAAAATTTATATTACCAAGAGACTTTAAAAATTATACTGATAAGTTTTCACATGGAGCCACGCTTTGTGAAATAAGACATGACATTACACAATATACTTTAGTTCCAGAAACAAAATATCACACAACGAATGAAGTTATTGAATGGGAACATTTTGAAGGTATTCATGAGTACGTAGGTAATTTAACAATGGATGTAGGTAAGTTAGCACTATCTACAGCACTCTGTATTATTTATCCGGAGGAAGGTGATAGGGATAATTTTTGTACAGCTATTGCAGGGGTTTTATTAAGTCATACTAAGTGGACTCTTAAAGAGATTGATGAGTTTATATACCGTGTTGCTGTAGAAGCAAAAGATCACAAACCTGAAGAAAGAGAAAACAAAGGTACTTCACATTCTAAAGCAAACAGAAAACTTGGAATGCCTACAATAGCACAGTGTGTGGGTAATAATTGTTCTGTTGGAGCTATTCAAACTTTATTTAGTTGGATAGGTATTACGAACGAAGCAGTTGAAGGTCAAGCTGCAATAGGAGACATTATAGAATACGGACAGAATAGATATCTTGTAAAAGTAAATGCGGTTGTTAATGATAAACCAAAGCAAGTTCAAATCATAGTAACGGGTCCAACACTTATGAAACAACATTTGTTTTACGATGAAGTTATTAGTCAAGCTTCTGTATGGGTTCCTAAAATGAAACCCGTCGAATTTGAAAAGATAATGCGAGCAAAATATGAAGCAAGAAGCAGATCTGAAAACTATGTTGAAGAAGCAAATGAGAACTTAAGATTTAAAAAATATTTCAAGTCTTATATTAGAAAAGAAAAAGCTTACACAGATAAGAAAGAATTATACAATCATAAACTTCCCTATTTTGATTTGGGTAGAAGCTCAATACAATTTAATCTAGATATGTTTGAAGATTATTTAGAAAGTCAAAAGATAAATATGAAAAGAGTAGATCTTGTTATGAAAATTCAAATGATTTTAGAAGGTAAGAAGATACACGGTAAAGATCCAAACAATAAATCTTTTGTATATTGGAAGATAGATAAACCAGATATTGACAAGGAAGATATTCTTGTTGAAGGAGAAGTTGTAGAGGAAGTACAGCAAATAGATTATGAAGCCTAAATTTATATCAGGTCCTCCAGGGACAGGGAAAACAAATTTTTTTATTAGGGATAAATATATTGAGCTTATTAACAAATATGGTCATGAGAATATAATTATTCTATCTCACACTAATACTGCAGCAGATGAGATTAAAGATGTTATTTTAGATATACCTTTGATGAAGGAAAAGGGAGTAAGGAAGAAAGCTTTAGAGTATAAAATCTGTACCATCCATAAGTATTGTAAGGGTAAACTTATAAGAAAAGATGTTTTTGATTATCAAGATCATTTAAATTTAACAACTGAAAATGCTTTATTTAATAGAGTTAAAATAAATCCTTCAGATGATTTAACTAAGAAACATCCTTTTTATAAATTTTTAAATGATGCTCATGGTCATGGTTACCATAATGATTTAAAAAACTTTTGGTTTAAAACAAACAGAAATAGTTATTGGCCTTATGATTTTAAAATCATAACAGAACTTAAAGAAGTTTATGATGATTATAAAGAAAGAGAACGTATTCATGATTTTGTAGATATGATTCAAGATTTTGTAACAGAAGCAAAGACACCAGAAATAGATGCTTTAATTATAGACGAAGCTCAAGACAGTAATGTACCACAGATTGAAGCTATAAAGAAAATGTCAACTAATGTAAAAGATGGAAATTTTTATATGGTAGGGGATGCTGATCAAACAATCTTTGAGTTCTCAGGATCAGACCCAGAGTATTTTCACACTTTATCAAAGGATGCAGAAGAATTAGAGCATGGTAAAAGATGTGGCGAAACAATTAATAATATTTGTAAACAGATTATAAAACCTATTTGGAATCATTATGGTTACGAAAGAACTTGGACTCCAGCTATATACACTGAAAGACATTTACAACAGGGGAAGATAGAAGAAGGGTTTAAAGTAGGAGACACTATTAAAGGTAAAAGTTTTTATCTACCCAATCTTACAGGGTCAAGTGCACTAGATTATCTTTTAAATAAAATTCAAGAAACAAAACAAACATTTTTATTTACTTACCGACAGACACCAGGTGATCTAAGAGTGAGACAGTTCTTTAAACAGAACGCTATAGAATTTTCTCATGTAAAAAATCAAGCGTATGTTTCTAAAAAAGAAATAAAATGTCATTATCTTTGGCCTAAGTTTCTGGCAGGAGAACCTATGAGTCTTACACAGATAAAAGCTTTTTGGGATTACATGGGTAGTAGAGTAATAGTTAGAGGTAAGTCAAAAGACAAAGATCCTTTTAAAGATTGGATTAAAAAAGATTACACTGTTGAGTATTTAATTAAAGAAAAGTTTTTAAAAGAAGATGCAAGACAACATGATAGTTATGATCTTGTTAGAAAGAAAACAGATGAAGATAGATTAATTTATATTAATAGAATTATCAAAAAAGGTTTTGATTTTGATGGAGATGTCAGAATTAAATACGGCAACATACACGATGTTAAAGGACTAACGTTTGATAACGTTATTGTAGATGAAAGTTTACATCGTCCTGAAAACTATTTTACCCAACTAAGATTAAAGTACACTGCTTACAGTAGAGGTATCTTTGATTGTTGGACATTAGCAACCCATTCAAAAAGTAAAAGGAGGTTAGGAATAAGATGAGCGCATACAAAAAACAAATCGGAGGATCCCATTATAAATCGATGGTCATGCAGCCAAGTGAGTTTATAAACAAGAACAGGTTGCCCTTTGCAGAAGGATCAGCTATAAAGTACATATGCAGACATGCAGCGAAAGGGAAAGAGCAAGACATTGATAAAGCAATTCATTACTTAGAAATGATAAAAGAAAGGGATTACA